ACATACGTGTCTGTCGTCGCGCCTGCGTGGGAGCTTGGCCGGAAACCCGGCTCGCGGATAATCCTGACCTCGTATGGCGCTTCGCTCGCGGAGCGCCAGAGCAAGCGCATCATCCAGATAGTTGAACAAGAAAAATACCGCGAGCTGTTCCCCGAAGCGCCGACACTTGAGACGACTGCGGCCGGTTCGTGGAAAATGAGCAATCAATCGGAAGTGCTCGCCTCGGGCCTCACGAGCGGCATAACAGGAAATCGCGCGAGCGGCGCAGTCATCGACGACCCGGTTGCGGGGCGCGAGGATGCGGATAGCCCGGCGATGCAGCAGAAAACGATGGACGCCTATCAGGACGATCTACTCTCCCGCCTACTGCCCGACGCTTGGTTGATCGCGGTTATGACGCGATGGAACGAAATGGACTTGTTCGGCCGCATTCTCCCTGACGACTACAAAGGGGAAAGCGGAATGGTTCTGTGCAAAGATGGGCTGCTATGGGAGGTTTTGAATATCCCCGCAGAGTGTGAAACGGCCGATGATCCGCTCGGGCGCAAACCGGGTGATTTTCTTTGGCCTGAGTTTGCCCCGCCGAGTCATTGGCTCCAATTTAAAAATGCTCCGGGGCGGGAAGCTCAAAGAGCTTGGAACGCTTTGTACCAGCAGCGGCCGACCGCGATGGGAAGCGGCACGTTCACGCGCGACATGATTGGACTCTACGATCCGGGCGAGCTGCCGCCGCGTCTCAACTATGCGGGCGCCTCGGACTACGCGGTGAGCGCCGGCAAGAACGACTTCACGGAGCACGGCTGCTTCGGCATCGATCACCAGTTGAACCTGTGGGCCGTGGACTGGTTCTTCGGACAGGTGACGACCGACGAGGGCCTCGATCAGTGGATCAGGATGGTGAAGCGTTGGAAGGCGAAGCAATGGTTCAACGAGGGCGGCGTGATTGACAAGGCGATCCGCCCTGCGGCGAACCGACTCATGCGCGAGAGGAAAACGTTTTGCAATCTCACCGCGATTCCCTCGATGGCCGACAAGCTCGCGAAGGTGCAGTCATTCCAAGCACGCGCGGGCGCCGGCTGCGTCTGGTTCCCCCGCGCTGCGCCGTGGACCGAGCGCGTCATCGTTCAACTATTGTCGCTGCCTGCGGGGCGCCACGATGACGCCGCCGACGTGTGCGGGCTCATAGGCCGCGCGCTCGACGACATCCGCGTGGGGCAGGCGCCGCCCGGCGACAGGGTGAAAGGCATAAAACCTTTTACAGGACGGTGGCTGGAATGGCAAGAAGATGTTAAACCGGCCGTTAGATACAGATAAATTCATGGTAGAATAGAGCCATGCCGTACAAAAACCCAACGCCAGAGCAACGCGAAAACATGCGCAGATGGTCGCGTGAATGGGCGCGTCGAAACCCGGATACGCAGCACTCTAGGCGCAATGACCCGGTAAAGCGAGCGCGGGAATCCCTGCAAAACCGGCTGCGAAAATTCCGCGTCACAGTAGATGATCTTTTCTGGATGTGGGTCAATCAGCTCTGCGCTTGTGCAATTTGCCACAAGAAGCTAGACGATCCGACGAAATGCTGTATAGATCACGACCATGCGACCGGCGAAGTGCGCGGCCTCTTGTGTAACGAGTGCAACACCGGCCTAGGCATGTTCAAGGATTCAACAGGTAATCTCGCACGGGCAATCGCCTACCTCACCCGCTATCGCTGATCCTATGGCGCGTGGCTCGAATATCAAGAGGATACGAAGCCTGCGGTACGCATCCGCTAGAAAACCCGAGCGAAATCAGCGGCAGCGAAAAACCCGCAAAGAACTGTGGTACAATACCATCGAGTGCTAATCCCTGCACCACTGTTTTTGATAGGTGACTCATGGTAAACGACATCCCCGCCCGTGGCCCGAAGTATCCGCCCAACCCGGCGAAGCTCGCGTCCCGTGGCAACGCTGTAGCGCAAGCTGCACCGGCACAGACTCCCGGTTACTCGGCGGCTGAAATGGCGAACGCGGCTGCGCGTGTTGCCGCTCAGAACGCAACGGCGAAGCGACTTCCGAAGTCCCAGCGCGGCCCGAAGTACCCCCCGAATCCCGCGAAGGCTGCAATTGCCGCCGCTCGCGCCAACGCAGTGAAAAAGGTGTAACATGAAGAAACTTTTTATAGCCCTCATCGGCGCAGCAGCCCTTGTTGGCTGCGCAGTAGAGGCCCAAGTTCCCGGCGTGTCTGTTGGCGTCGGTATTCCTCTGGCGTGCGATGCGTATGTAGGCGAGGTAGGCTACTACAACGATGGTTGCGGATACTGGACCGGCTCGGCTTGGGACGTTGACTTCTACTCGCGCGGACATGCCGGGTACGGTCACGGTCACTGGCATTCACGAGACACCCGCCACGGCGGGCACAGGGAGAACAAGCGATGAATGGTCTAGAAATCCTTTTGGTAGGCGGTGCGATTGTGCTCGCTATTTGGAGCGTCGTTCGCCCCGCTGCCGTCCTATTGCCGATAGCAGTCGTCCTGCTCGGCGTATGGGAATTCGTCGAGCATTCAGGTGGAGCAATCCACTGGGGGAATTAGGATGTGGCCTTACGGATTGGGGGGTTTGATCCTCCTGATAATCCTCATCCTGATTGTAGTCGGAAGGCTATAAGCAGGGGGCGAAGGGGCGGCCGACTTGAACCTCAGGCCGCCCCCTAGCCTTGTGTGGTATGATACGCCCCTACTTGAAGGAGAAAAACCATGTTCACCACGATCATCATAGCCGCAGTCGCGTTTGTTGGCGGCGCTGTCCTCGCAGTCATGTCCCCGAAGGTGTACGCGTGGGTGCAGTCGAAAGTTGACGCGAAAGCGGCTGCAACTACTGCCGCTGCCGCAGCTGTAGTTGCCAAGCAGGAAATGGTTGCGACCGCGATCCGCAAAGATCCGGTCAAGATCGAAGCGGCTATCACCGCTTACTCCAAGACACTGTAATGCCGCCCTACAAGGGTAAAACCATCCTCGTCACCGGGGCCGGGGGCTCAATCGGTTCGGCGCTGTGCGCGCGCCTGCTATCATTCGACCCGCTCGGCGTGGTTGGCGTCACGCGCAGCGAGCGGAGCCTCCTGAACATCCCCGAGGGCTGCGATGTCCACTTGGGCAGCATCACCGATGGCCCGTTCATGCGCCACATCATGCGCGGCGTTGACATCGTGTTCCACTGTGCCGCGCACAAGCACGTCTCAATCTGCGAGGATAACCCCCTTGAGGCTCGCCGCAACAACGAGGTGGGGCTCGCGCGCACCATACACGCCGCGCAGGACAGCGACGTGAAGCATTTCGTGTTCGTCTCGACTGACAAGGCGCACGAGCCCATCGGCGTGTACGCCCGCACCAAACACGAGGGCGAGCGCATCGTGCGCGACGCCTCGCGCTACTCGTCCATCGACTTCAAGATCGTGCGCCTGTGCAACGTGCTATGGTCATCCGGCTCCGTACTGCATGTGTGGAAGAAACAGGTAACCGCAGGCGGCCCACTGACGCTCTCTGACCCCGATGCTACGCGCTACTTCATCCACATGGACGAGGCCGTTGGATTCCTTCTAAACGCCCCGGAAATGTCCGGCATCGGCCCGCACGCTCCGGGGGAGATAGAGCCCACGCGCCTCATGGACATCGCGCAGACGATGATTGCCGGGACCGACGTAGAGATCAAGATTACCGGCCTTTCGCCGGGTGAGAAACTCCACGAGACGCTCGTGGTATCATAGGGGCCTATTCGACCGGAGATTCCCGATGGCAGACGCAATGAAAATGACCGACATGGCGCAGAAGCCAGAGAAGAACGAGAAACTCTCCGGTGCGAGCATTGGCGCCCCGGCCATCAACCCGTACAGCTACGCGCACCGCGTCACGCTGAACAGCGCGGACCTAAACAAGCTCGGCATGAGTGTCGTCCCGAAAGTGGGTGACAAGGTTCTCATGCACGCCGAGGGCGAGATTCACCAAGTCAGCTCGGATCAGACGAACACAGACGGCAAGGCTCGGCACAACGTCACCGTGCAGCTCAAGAAAATGGGTATTCAGCCATCGCTCGGGGGCGGGGGCTCGGTAGCCGATGCCGTCAATCAAGGTATCAAACAGGGAAGCCAGCAAAATGACTAACGAAGCCGAAGTGCAGAAAATCGCAGCCGAGGTTGACGCTCTGGTGCAGACCGAGGCGAAGGCGCTTGCTCAACAGCCCGTCGTCCTTCAAACGTCCGAGGCCGCAGTGGGGGCTCCGACGCCGGTAATTATCAGTCGCCCCTCCACATCCCTGCCCCCGGCCTCAAAGGCGGTGCGGATGCCAGCCGTTTCGCAGCACCCGCTGCGCGAATGGCAGAAGCGCGCCCTCGCCAAACAACGCTCGCGGAAGTAGGACATGGCCGAAGATAACGCAGACCTCGTTGGCGATGAAGATGACAGCCCGTCCGGGGGCTCGCCAAATAACGACAAGGGTTTGCTCGGCGCGGTCTCGCGCGGCGCGGACAAGCAGACCAACGTTGACGAGGCCGAGCGGCAACTCGTCGAAAAACTGAACACAGAATACGTCACCGCCCGCGAGTTTGACAAGGGTCATCGCGAGCAACAACGAAAGGACCGATCTTATGCCGCAGGAACCTCAGACCCCGACTGGGCGAGCGACGCGAACCTCATCGGCTCGTTCATCGACATTCTCTGCTCATTCCTGTATGCTCAAAATCCTGATGTCGGATGCAGTGCTGCGCGCCATGTTGGCGACCAGCCGAACAAACAGGCTACGGATTTTGCGCAGACACTGGAACTTGTTATCAGCGTGTTGTGGCGACGTGGAAAACTTAAAAAGGCCGCGAAGCGCGGCGTGCGCTCGGCGCTCTCGGTAGGTGACGGCTGGTTCAAGGCGTTGATGTACACGCAAAAGCGCCCGATGCCGCAGACCGAGAAGGATATCCTCGACAAAGAAAGCCAGTTGGCCGACATCGCGCAGAAAAAGCGCGAGCTGGCCGACGACGACACCGGCCCGGACGGCGAGGAAGGTCTGGAACTTGAGATCAAGAATCAAGTCGCCGCCCTCAAAGAAAAACTAGAGTTGCAGGTCAAGCAGGGGATGACAATTGACTTCTGCCGCGCCGAAGATATGCAGGTTTCGCTCGACATCAGCAATCTCGACGACTATGTTGACGCGGATTGGATCTCGAACGACATGTATTTGGAGAAATCCACGGCGCTCGCGCGGTTCCCGCGCATTTCCGAGGAGGACTCCAACTCCGCGACGAACTACTACCAGCGACAGAACGCCAATCAGGACAAAGGCGACACTTTGGACGCCGCGACCGGCGAAGCTGCGAGCGAGGGCTCGTACACGAAGGATCAGCCGGGCGGACAGGGCGCCACAAAGGCCGGATCGAAGCCAATTACGTTCTTCAAGGTCGTCGAACTCTGGGATAAGCGCGACGGGCAGATCAAGACCTTCATCGACGGCGTGAAAAAGTGGGCTGTCGAGCCTTACGTGCCGCCGCAGGCCACGAGTCGCTTCTATGGCTACTTCCGCATCGCGTTCTTTGAAGTTGACGGCCAGCGCCACGCGCAATCGCTGTCATGGCGCCTGCGAAAGCTCCAAGATGAGTATAGCGCGTGCCGCTCTGCGCAGCGCACGACGCGCGAGCGCTCGATTCCCGGCGTATTGTTCGTTCAAGGTGAAATTTCACCCGACGACGCCAAGAAACTTCGCGAGTCAGTCGCTCAGGAATTTATTGGCCTCAATCCGACGAGCGGCGCGGGCACACCGCTCGCCAATCTGTTCACGGCGAAGCCTGTCAGCTCCGCGCCGGCCGGAACCTTTGACACGACTCCAATAACGAACGATATGGAGAAAATCTCGGGTGTTGCCGAGGCGATGCAGCAGGCCGCGCAGGGAAGTGCGCAGCCCAAGACGGCAACCGAAGCCAACATTCAGAATACAGGCTTTCAGTCGCGCACCGGCACCGACCGCGACTCGCTTGAGGAAACTTTGACCGATTTGGCGCAATATACGGCCGAATGCGCGATCCAAGAGCTGCCGACAAAGGCCGCGCAGCGGATTGCCGGCCCGCAGGCGTTCTGGCCCTACGGCATGGACGTGCAGGACGTGCTGACGATGGTTGACGTTGACATCGCGGCCGGAACTACCGGCAAGCCGAATCAGGCCGTCGAAAAGCAAACGTGGTCCATATTCCTGCCGCTGCTTGAGAAGTCAATGATACAGATTCGGCAGATGCAGACGGCCGACCCCGAAATGGCGAAGTGCCTCGAGGCTGTCCTCAAGGAAACGCTGCGCCGTCTCGACGACAGGCTCGACATCGACGATTTCATCCCGACGCCCGGCACTCAGTTGCCCCCGCCCCCGGCCCCGCCGCCCCCGCCCGCGCAGGTCAGCATCGCCCTCAAAGGCGAGCTGCCGCCGATGGACGCGGTTGCGATTGGAGCCCGCGCCGCAGGCGTGCCCCCCGGCCCGCTGCCCGGCGCCCCCGCTGGCGTCAACATTCCGCCGCATCCGATGCCGGATGGCTCGCATCCCGGCGCCCCGCCGCCGATGCCGGCGCCCGTACACAGCCCGCCCCCTGCGGCGCCTCCGACAACTCAGGCTCATGGGACGCCATCCGGCGTCGTCATTCCCCAGCAATAATTGAGGACCGCCCACATGCCCGACCCGACACCGACAGAAGAAATAATCCCGCCCGTAGAGGGCGAAGAAGCGCCGCCAGAGCCGAAAGTTGAAGGTGAGGAAGCCCCGCCAGAGAAGTCAATCTTTGATGCTGTCGATGAAGCGTTGAAGCCGGTCACTCACGAGGCAAAGCCAGAAGGCGACGAACACAAGGCCGATGGCGAGGACCGCGAGGAGGACGCGGACGCAGACAAGCACGAAATGGACAACAACGGCCGCGCGAAGCGCGACGCTAAGGGCCGGTTCATTCCCAAGGACAAGGATGCGGTTCCGGCCGAGAAAGATGGCGAGACGCCAGTAGGCAAGGTCAAAGTCAAGGCAGATCCGGTGAACGATCCTATTGACCCGACTCTTTCGGAGCGCACGCGGGAGCGGATCACGACGCTGGCAACGCGCGTGAAAGACGCGGAGAAGGCGTCTGCGGATAATGAGGCTATCTTTAAGCATATTTCCGATACCGGCGTAAACCCCACGCAGTTTGCGCAGACGATTGGATTCCTGCGATTGTATCACAGCAAAGACCCCGCCGACACACGCCGCGCGTATGATGCGCTGAAGGTGGAAGTGCGCTATCTCGCCACGAAACTCGGAATCACCGACGATGCGGCCGTGGACTTCCTCTCTGACTTCCCCGACCTCAAAGCGGAAGTCGCAAGCGGCCGTTTGAGCGACAAAAACGCCCGCGAGCTGGCCCTGACGCGCACCCGCACGAAGAATGACGCTGAAGCGCAGGCCCGCACTACAGCAGAGGCAAAAATGGTCGAGGCGCACGCAAAAGCCAAGGCAGACGCCATCACGGAGTTGAACGGCATCGGCGCCGAGTTGAGTAAGGACCCGGAGTATGGTGCGAA